TCATGGCGCGCCCTCGAGCGCGACGTCGAAGATCCCGAGCGCGCCGCGGTACGGGCGGAACGGCAGCGGCCGGGCCTCGGTCAGGACGAACCCCCAGGGGCCGAAGAACCACGGGTCGGCCGGCCGCCGGTTGACGCAGGCGATGATCGTCGCCTGGCCGACGATGCCGCCGCGGGCGATCGTCGCCGGGCCGGGGACGGCGATCGCCGGGAAGTTGTCGGCGATCCACTCGTAGGCTTCGCGGTCGATGGTCTTCCCGGCGTGGATCAGGATCGGGCCGCGGTGGCTGGTGTGCCAGGTGCGGTTCTCCACCCGCTTGTGCTGGTGGATGATGAGCCAGGCCCACGGCTGCATGATGCTGAGCGCCTTCATCGCCGCGGCCCTCCGGCCAGCGACGGGCCGCGGCTGGCGCGCAGGTGCGGTTGCTCGGCCAGCACCACCCGCGGCTGCCGCCACGATCGCCGGCCCTCGCGCCGCGCCTGATCCTCCTCCCGGTAGAGCGACGCCAGGCGGTTGACGGCGGGGAACACGCCCAGCGCCTGGGCCTCGGCCCGGTCGAACCGGTGGGCCATGTAGAGGTCATACAGCTCCGCGCCGCGGACCCTCCGGCGGTTGTTCCAGGCGGTGCGGCAGGCCGGCCGGCAGAACTCCGCCCGCGAGTCCAGCGGCCCTGTACGGCCGCACTCCAGGCAACCGTGTACACGGATCATGCCGGCCCCCCGGGCATGCCGTCGTGGGTGCAGCCGTCGAGGAGGCGGTCGGCGCGGCGCTTGTTGCGCTGGACCATGGCGACCTGAGTCTCCTCCGGCCAGCCATGGTCCGGCAGGTCCCACTCGCCACTGGAATCGACGATCAGCCAGTCCTGCTCGCCCTCGATCGCGGGACGGAAGCTCCCCCATTGCTTGAAGAAGAACGGCACCCCGGCAGCCGCGCACTGGTCGCGGATCGATCGGGCCCAGCCCGGGTGCATCGGCCGGGCCTTCGGTCCGCTCTCGCCGCCGACGATGATCCAGTCGAGGCCGCGGCTGCCATCCGAGAAGCGGCAGCCCGGGAATGCCCAGTCGGGGTCCGGGTTGGCGAGCCCGGTCTGGTCCGTCCAGCAGCGGCCGGCCAGTGCGTGCAGGTACTCTCGGTCGACCGTCGGGAACCGTCGGATCCGAGTGAAGTCGATCGGCCCCAGCAGCGGCTCGGCGCTCACGAACCGGATGGCTGCCGGCGTGGCCAGCAGCTGCGGAATCCGCTCATCGGCGCGCACCTGGTCCTCGGCCGAGACGCCGAGCCAGACGTTCTTGAGGGGCCAATCCACCCGCTCGAAGATGGTGGCGGCTTCGTTGGTAGGCATGCTGAGGATCTCGCCGCAATGGTCGGCAAACCGCTCCTCCATACCGTCGGGACTGGCGTGGAAGGTTTCGACGCACGCCCCGATATAGTCCCGCATCCTGCTGGCCCGCTTCGTGAGGACCTGGAAGGTGTGCTGCGGCGCCAGCGCCATTACCGCGAACACGCGGTCGATCCAGTCGTCCTGAAACGCCTCGTGGAACAGATCCCCCATGCTGTTGACGAAGATCCGCCGCGGCCGCTTCCAGCGCAGCGGCGCCGTCAGGATGTGCTCGGGCGCCAGCGCCAGGCGCCCGGTCCACACCGGCCCGGCCTTGCTCGGCTGGGTGGTGCCGGCGTAGTGCGTCGCCGGCGTCATCCGCTCGATCCGGGCGGCCTGGGCCATGGCGTAACAGTGGGTGCAGCCGGGGCTGACGATGCTGCAGCCGACGACCGGGTTCCAGGTGGCGTCGGTCCACTCGATGCCGGATTTGTCGCCCATGGCGGCCTCCTCAGAACGGGATTTCGTCGTCGAATTCGCCGCGGCCGCCGCCATCGGCGGACGGCGGGGCGTGCTGGGCGGGGCGGGTGCTGGTGCGGCCGTAGCCGTCCGGGTCGGGCGCCGGGCCGCTGCCGTCGCGGCGGCCGTCGAGCATCGCCAGCTCGCCGCGGAACTGCTGCAGCACGACCTCGGTCGAGTATTTCTCGACGCCGGCCTGGTCGGTCCATTTGCGGGTCTGCATCGCGCCCTCGACATAGACCTTGGCGCCCTTGCGCAGGTACTGCTCGGCCGTCTCCGCCAGGCGCTCGTTGAAGATGACGACGCGGTGCCACTCGGTCCGCTCCTGCCGCTCGCCGGAGGTGCGATCCTTCCAGGTCTCGCTGGTGGCGATGTTGAGCGTCACCACCTTCTTGCCCGCCTGGGTCGACCGCACCTCCGGGTCGCGGCCGAGGTTGCCGATCAGCATCACCTTGTTGAGGCTACCGGCCATCGGTGCCTCCATCGGCCAGGCGGTCGAGGCGGTCGCGCGCCTCCTCGCCGATCCTGTACCGGGCATCTATCGCTGTGCCGTGGTCGATCCGCGACTGGGCCATGGCGTCACAGCAGAGAGCGCAGAAGCGCCATGTCCCGATTTCGCCGTCGCACAGCTGCGTCAGCGATCGAGCGCGACTGCCGCGATCAATAGGGCCGGCGCAGATGTGGCATCGGTGGCTCTTCCGCACGACAACGAAGCCGTCGCGCATCGTACGAACGTTGATGTCGCGGTCGCCCTCAAACGGGTCGAATGCGAGACAGTCAGCGTCCCGCCGCTCCGCCGGGTTGTCCTCGATCACGCTCATTGCAGTCGATCCTTCTGCGCTTCCCCCACCTTGCTTTCGACCAGCCAGGGCAGCTTGTCGCCGGTGGCGTCGGCCCAGCGGAGGGCCGCGGGCGGGTCCTCGGCGAAGGTGGCGATGACTGCGGCCAGCAGCTGGGCGAGCTGGTCGGCCACCTGCTCGCCGGTCAGCTCCATGGCGACGGCGTGGGCCAGGATCGCGTCCTGCAGCGGGGAGGACGGCCGCTCGATGACGCGCAGGCAGTCCCGCTCGAACTCGTCGTAGTCCTGTGGCGGGCGGCCCTCGGGCACGGCAAGCGCGGTGACGTAGGCGGTTACGGGCACGCCCGTGTCGCTCCGCCCCTGCCACAGGCGGGCGCTGGCGCCGTTGAGGTCGACGATGGTCGGCGTGCTCTCGATGGTGAGCTTCACGGGCGTGTCTCCGAAGCGTAGGGCCGGCGGATCGCGAGGCGGGGCCGGCGGTGGGGTGGGGTCCAGCGCAGCGCCAGGTGGCGGCCGTCCAGTGTCCAGCGGCGGCCGCAGCTGGTGACGATGCGGCTGCGGAGCGCGCGGGCGACGGTGGTGGCGCCGATCGGCACCCCGCGCCGGTCGACGACGCACACCAGCTCGCCCGGCTCGAACGGGCGGTCAGGCATGGGGCGCCTCCTCCGGCACGCACGCAGAGCACAGGTCCGGCTCGAACCAGTGGCAGGGGCCGGCTTCGGTCACGCAGGCATTGCGTTCGCCGCACCCACATTCACGGCAGAGTGGCCCTGCCAGGCTGGGGACGGCCGGGAGGCCATCGGATTCCCATGCCTCGTCGGGCACGGCGGCGTCGATCGCGTCGCGCAAATGGCAGGCAATGGCGCTGTCCAGATAGGGGCTCACGGTGCGGTATCGCGGCCCGAGTTCGCCGCGATCCGCGCGGAGGTTGTTGTTGACGTTTTCAGCCGCGACCATTTCCAGGACCGCCGCGCCGATTGCCGCCTGGTGCTCGGGCGACAGCGTGACCCAGATGGCCGCGCCGTCGAAACGAGGGAGGGCGTCAGGCATGGTGCATCTCCTCGCTGGGTGGACGTCCGCCCAGGCCGATGGTCGCGCGGCATAGGCCGGTGCGCTCCAGCAGCTGGCGGCGGGCATCGCGGGGGAGTTCCCTGGCCCGCTCCTCGACCATCGAGAGCAGGGTGTCGGCCAGGCAGAGCAGGTCGTGGATCGAGGACGAGCTGGCGGTGCAGATGGTCCGGCCATGCTCGTTGATCGCCCCGACCAGGAACGCCCCGTCGGGCGAGACGTGGGCCAGCACCTCCTCGATCGCGCCGGCGATGCGGCGGCCGCGCTCCGGGGAGACGCGCGAGCGGACACGCTCGATGACGACGGTCGTCATGGCCGCCCCCCGGTCAGCGCGCGGACCGTCTCCTGCCACTCCAGCGCCTGGCCCTTGGCGAGCCAGGCGCGCACCAGGACGGTGCAGTCGCTGCGGCTCAGCGTGACATCGCGCGGGATGCCGGCGACGATCTGGCCGCGCTCGCCGGCCACGCGCAGCTCGTGCGCGGGGCCGGCGGCGCGATAGACCAGCTCGACCTCGATCGCCTCGGTCGAGATCGCGATCGGGCCGGTCATAGCCACCCCCAGCGCACGGCGGCGACGGTGCCGGCCATCACCCGGCGGCCGAGCAACGCCCCCACGAACGCCCCGGCCAGCGCCGCCAGGAAGCTCGGCGCCGTGTCCGGCAGGCGGAACGCCGGGAACAGGCGGCGGGCGGGGTTCTTGATCGGGATCGAGCGGTCGGCCCGGGTCGGGCGGATGTCGCCCAGGAGCGCGGACGGCGCGGTCATCGGCCGGCCCTCCGGGCGGTGCGCGGCTGGGGCCAGCTCGCGGGTGGCAGGGGACGGCGGCGGGCGGGCACATCCACCCGCCCGGCCGGCCGCTCGGTCGCCAGGATCTCGGCCGGCAGCAGGGCGCGGGCGGCCGGCAGGTGGCGGTCGATGCTCCGCCGGCTCCAGCCCCGGCGGGCGAGGTCCCGCTCGGTGACGCAGCCGCCATTGCCGGCCGCGATCTCGGTGATGTGCCGCGCGAGGCGGATGTGCGGCCGCGGTGCCAGCCCGGCCGGGTCGATCGCGGCCGTGGCCGCGGATGGATAGGTCAAGGTGCCCTCCTTTTTGACGAGGCGGAGGGTAATAGGATTTTTCCTATCGTGACAATAGGGTAAATCCTATTCAGTCGTGAGGAGGATGCATGCGATCGTGGAGCCGCTGGAAACGCAACCGGAGGTCGCCGTGCGCAGATTCGCCCTGGCCGTGCTGCTCGCGGGCGCGTCGGTGATGCCCGCGGCCGCGGCGGACATCCGGCTGACGCTCGGCCCGCTCGATCATCGCTACGGCGATATCCCGACCCAGTGGGTCACCGTCCGCAACGCCGGCGGGCAGCCGCTCCGCGCGGTGTGGGTCGAGTGCACGTTTTTCGCCGGCGCACGGCCGGTGACGAGCGGTGCCAACCGCACGACGGCGGGCCTCGCCCCCGGGCAGCACCAGACGATCGAGGTCGGAGGCTCCCCGCCGGCGCCGGCGACGCGGGCGGAGTGTGCCGCCCGCGAAGGGGCGATGTGATGGTGCGCCTGGTGCTGGCCGGGTTGCTGCTGGCGCTGGCCGCGCCTCCGGCCGAGGCGGCGAACTGCCGCAAGGGCAAGCCGTGCGGCGGTGCCTGCATCGCCCGCGACAAGGTCTGCCGGGTGGGCGGTTCCGGCGCGGGCCTGGTCCGCCCGAACGCGGAGATCAGCCGGGCGCGGGCCGTCGAGGATGCGCCCCCGGCGAGGTCGGACGGCCCGCCCCTGGTGCCGTGCCGGTGGGCCGGCGTCGTCTACCGCGTGCCCTCGGTGCTGTGCACGGACGGCGGCGGCTTCGTGGTGCGCTGAGCTACATCCGCCGGGCCAGCAGGCAGACGATCCGCCCGATGATGCGCACCTCGTCGGCGGTGCGCCGGTAGGACGAGTGCAGCGGGTTGTCCGAGCTGATGGTGAGCTGCGGCGGGTCGCTGCCGTCGTCGTTGTGGTCGACCCGCTTGATCACCAGGCCGAGCCCGTCCCACAGGGCGAACACCCCGGGCGGCGACGGCACCTGGTCGGCGGTGTTGATGATCACCCGGTCGCCGGGCAGCAGGGTCGGCGCCATGCTGTCGCCGACGACCTCGACGATTTTCGCGTCCTCTTCCCGCACCCGCAGGACGTAGCTGAGATACGGGGACGGCAGCCGCCAGGTGGCCACGGCCACGTCCCGGGCGACGACGTCGCGGCCGTTGTGGTCGACGGCGTTGACCAGCATCCCGCCGGCGCCGAGGCCGGCGCCGCCGCGGGCATCCATCTCCAGCACCTCGCCCGGGATCGGCGGCAGCGACTTCGGCGGATAACGCCGGGCCTGCCCCGACTTGGTGTCCGACCCGCGAAACACCTCCGGGTCGAGCCCGTAGCGCGCGGCGAGCGCCAGGCGTGATTCCTCCGGCAGGTTCCGTGGGCTGCTGCGGTGGACGAATTGCTGCAGGTAGGCGTGATTTTTCCCGATCGCGCGGGACATTTCCGACAGCGTCGTCTCGCGCTCCTGCGCGAGCTGCAGGATGAGGGCGCGGACGGGGTCGGGATGGGACGGGGGCACCATCCGCGCACCGTCGCGGGGGAAATAGGAGCCGTCCAATAGGATTTACCCTCTTGACCATATAGGATTTATCCTATTACGGTCGCCGCCCATGACGACCCTCCAGGACCAGTTCCTAGCCGAGATCGAAGCGTACCTGACCCGGGAGGGGATGGGCGCGACGCAGTTTGGCATCCGCGCCCTCAACGACCCGCGCTTCGTCTTCGACGTGCGCCGCGGCCGGATCTGCTCGGTGCGGACGGTCGACCGGGTCCGCGCCTGGATGGCCGACCCGGAACGTGCCAGCGAGGCCGCGTGATGTCGCTCGACGTGTTCGGCGTCTCCACGCTCGGCGCCACCATCCTGTCGCTGGAGCCGCATCCAGACGGCGTCTGCCTGCGGGTCGAGGCGACCAGCCTCTCGGTGCTGGTGCCGATCGGCCGCGACGTCGCCGCCGCCCTCGGCCGCCGCCTGGTCGAGCTGGCCGCGGCCCCGCCGGCCGCGGCCGCGCCTTTCGGCCCGTTCCCGGTCCAGCGCCGCACCCTGGCCGACGTCATGCGCGACGAGGCGTCCCACGATGGCTGATCTCCCCCTCCTGCCGCGCTCCCGCACCCCCGGCGCCGGCAGCGGCGCCGGCCGGGCCGCTCCCCAGGCCGGCCGGCGCCAACCCTCGTCGATCGCCGGCGTCGCGTCTCCCCTGATCGCCGCCGGCGGTTTAGGGCAGGCCCGGCCATGACCAAGCTGCGCGAGCCGGAGAGCGAGGAGGAGGCGCTGCTGCGCTGCCTCGACCTGCTGGGGCGCGAGCGCGCGGCCGCGGTCGCCGGGGTCAGCGCCGCCCACCTCTATGCCTGCTCCGACCCGGACCGGCCGGAGCGGCTGCCCTTCCACCGCGCCCAGGCCCTCGACCAGGCCGTGGCGGCGATCGGCGGCGCGCCGCCGTTCCTGGCCGTCCTCGCCCGGGCCGCGGCCGGCGCCCCGGCGCCGGCGATCGGCTTCGAGACGGCCATGCTGCGGGTCAACGTCGCCCTCGGCGATGCCGCCGAGGAGTGGGAGGCCGCCACCCGCGACCGCCGCATCTCGCCCCGCGAGCGCGCCCGCATCCGCGCCGCCCTGCGCAAGGTCGGCACGGCGTCCCAGGCCCTGACCCAGGCCGGCATCGCCGACCTCGCCACCCCCGCCCCGAGGCGCCGCCGATGACCGCCCCGTCTCTCACCCGGGACGAGGCCCGCCGGCGCCTGGCCGAGATCCGCGAGGAGGCACGCGCAATCCGCCGCCTCTACCCGGACCTGCGCAGCAACGGCCCCCGCCCCGACCTGGCTCGCCGCCAGCTGGCGGCCGACCTCTACCGCCGCGGCCGCACCCTGCTCCAGGTCGGCGACGCGCTGGGCATCAGCGATTCCGGCGCCCGCCTCCTCCTCCGCATGGGCGTCCCCCTGCGCCCCCGCGGCTGCCGGCCGACCGGGGCGGGCGAGGCCTCGCCATGACCGCCTCGCCCTTCCGCGGCCTGCCGCTGTCCCTGCCGGCGATCGCGGCCCTGCCGGTCGGCGAGCTGGTGGCGCCGGGCGGCGCGGTGCTGCTGTGGTGCACCTGGCCGCTCGTCGCGACCGGCGCCCATGTCGAGATCCTGCGGGGCTGGGGCTTCCCGGCCGTGACGGGCGGTGCCTGGGCCAAGCGGACCCGGACCGGCCGCCTGCGCTGGGGGCCGGGCTACGTCGTGCGCAGCGTGTGCGAGCCCTGGCTGATCGGCCTGGCGCCCGGCGCCGGTATCCGTGGCAGCAGCGTCGCCAACCTGGTCGAGACGCTGACCGACGCCAGCCTGGACGGCCTCGCCCGCGAGCACTCGCGCAAGCCGGACGCGGTCTTCGCGATGGTCGAGGCGCTGACCCCGGGTCGCCGCCGGCTCGAGCTGTTCTCGCGCACCGATCGCCCCGGCTGGACCAGCTGGGGCGACCAAGCCGGGACATGGGTGGCGTCGTGACCGCCTGGCCCTCGACCGACGACCGGCCGCGCCGCGGCTACCGGGCCGATGCCCGCGCCCGCCTCCTGGCCGCGCTGGCCGAGGCCGCGGCCGCCGGCCGGCCGTGCCCGTCCAACACGGCGCTCGCCCAGCTGCTGGACGCGACCGTGCCCCAGGTCAAGGTGACGCTGCAGCGCCTCGAGGCGGCGGGGGCGATCTGGATCGACGGCGCCAGCGGCCGCGGCCGGGTGGTGACGATCGCCGCCACCGGCGCCCGCACCGCCGGCGCCGTGCTGCCCGCGTCCGCCCCCCGGCCGGCGCCGGTCGGCCGCGTCGCCCCCGCCCCGGTGCCCGCCGGCGGCGATCGCCGCCGCCGCGGCGCGGCCGACGTCGCCGTCCGCTACGCCTGCCACTCGATCCTCGACGCGCCCGCGCACCAGGTGCGCACCGGCTGCGGCTGGATCGACGGCGACCTGCCGACCGGCGCCTGGAGCTACTGCAACGCGCCCGCGGAGCCCGGCTGCGACTGGTGCGCCCAGCACCGGCAGCGCTGCTACACGTTGCCGTCCGATCGGGCCGGATCAGCATGACGCCACGCCCGGTCAATCGCGTCTTCGGGTCAAAGGCACGGGTTGCTGATCGCATCCTGGCGCTGGTGCCGGCCGGACGATCTGTGTGGGTAGAGGTATTCGCCGGCTCGGCGGCACTCACGCTCGCGAAGGCGCGGCATCAGTCGGAGATTCTCAACGATCTGGACGACGATATCGTCAACCTATTCGACGTTCTGCGCGACGATGTCATGGCAGAGCGCCTCGCGCAGCAAGTCGGCCGGACACCGTGGTCGGAGAGGGAACGCGCCCGCGCAGCAGCGGCCATCGTGGGCGCCCCGCCAGCAGCTGACCCGGTCGAGAGGGCGCGCCGCTACCTGGTGCGCTCATGGCAGTCGGTTTCGGGCGATAGGCCGACGTTGACGGGCTTCAAGACGCACTGTGCAGCCAACAGTCAGTCCGCCCGCACATGGGGTCGGCTCCCGGAGCGGATCGCAGCCGCGGCATGGCGCCTGCGGGACGCGATAATCCTTTCGCGCCCAGCCATCGACGTCGTCGCTGGTTTCGCCAAGAACCCCGATGCAGTGCTGTTTGTCGACCCGCCGTATCCCTTGCGGTCGATCAACAGCAACTCGGCGCCCTATCGCTGGATGATGACGGACGAGGAGCACCTGGCACTGGCGCTCGCGGTGCGTGATGCCAAGGCGTCGATCATCCTGACGATGAGCCAGGGGACGATCTACGACCAGGTGCTGGCCGACTGGTGGCGATCCCCCCTCCGGGTCCGCGGCATGCGCAACAGCGTCAAGACCGAGACGATACATACCAATTTCGCGCCGGCGCTCCCGCTTTGGGACAGCGCCGAAGGCTGATCGGCGAACGCCGGCGGTCGGGTTCAGGGGGAAGTGGATGGCAGTCGACTGGCGCGCGCTCGCCGATGCGGGGTTTTCGTGCTTTCCGCTCAAGCCGCGGGACAAAAAGCCGTTCGGCGAGTGGAAACGGTTCCAGACCACGCCGCCGACCGACGAGGAAATCGCCAATTGGAGCCGGCGGCCGGACAATAACGGCGCCGTCGTCACCGGCGCGATCTCCAACATCATCGTGCTGGACACCGATAGCCCGGAGGCCGATGCGGAGGCGCAGCGGCGCGGGATCCCGGTCACGCCGACCGTCCGGACGGCCAAGGGCTGCCACTACTATTTCCGCCATCTCGGCCGGCCGATGGCGAATTTCGTCCGCCGGGAGGAGGGGATGGACCTGCGCGGCGACGGCGGCTACGTCGTCGCCGCCGGCTCGGTCCACCCGTCCGGCCATGTCTACCAGTGGGTCTACGCGCCGTTCGAGACCGAGCTAGCCGACCCGCCGGAGTGGCTCCTCGCCCTGATCGATGACGGCCGCCCGCGGGAACGGGGGACGCGCGAATCGACGGTCGTCGCCGGCCCCTGGGTGCCGCCGGCGCCGGATGGCCACTACCTGGCGCCGAAGCCGAACGCCTACGCCGAAGCGGCCCTCGATCGCGAGCTGGCGCAGCTGCGGCGCGCCGGCGAGGGCAAGCGCAACATCGCGCTCAACACGGCTGCCTATAACCTGGGACAGCTCGTCGCCGGCGGCGGGCTCGCCCAGGCTGAGGTGGAGCGGTCGCTGATGGCGATCGCCGTCCTGATCGGCCTGGATACCAAGGAGGCGCAGGCCACCATTGGTTCGGGGCTAAAGGCCGGCGCGGCCCAGCCGCGCACCGCTCCCGAGCCTAGACCAGGCCCACCCCGCCCGGCCGCGCGCCCGGCCTGTCCCTTATACCCATCCGCCGCCGCCGACGAAGAGGGTAGTGGAGATCACCGTGGTCGGCGTTGATGGTAAAACAAAACAGGTGAGAGAATAGACCCGATCCGGGGGCGGGGCGGCGACGATGACGGCCCCCGCTGCCCGTTCTCCCCGCTCGGCCAGCGCGACGGGGTCTACGTCGTCACCGCCGCCTCGGGCGAGGTCCGGCGGCTCGGCGTCCGCGACCTGTCGGCCAACGGCATCCTGTCGATCTGCAACGGCGACACGGCGTGGCTGATCGACCGCTTCCCCCGCTTCAACAAGGAGGGGCAGAGGATTGCCGACTGGAACGTCAAGCTGGCGGCGGCCGAGATCATCCGCATGTGCGCGGCCGCCGGCCTGTGGGACGACGACACGCCCGTCCGCTCCCTCGGCGTCTGGCGGCACGGCGACCAGATCCTGGTTCATTGCGGCGACGCGGTCCGCATCGGCGACGACTGGCACCCGGCCGGCCGTCGGATCGGCCCGGCGCTCTACCCCTCCGCGCCGTCGATCGCCCGGCCGTCGCTGGTGCCGGCCGACGAGGCCACGGCGCGCACCCTGGCGGACCATCTCCGCCTGTGGTCGACCAAGCAACGCGCCGGCCGCACCCTGCTCTATGGCTGGATCGCCGTCGGCTATCTCGGGGCGGCCCCGCGCTGGCGACCGCATTTCCTGGTCTCGGGCGAGCGCGGCTGCGGCAAATCCAGCCTCGCGACCCTGGTCGATGCCGCGCTCGGGCCGCAGTCCCGCATGGTCAACAACTACACCGAGGCCGGCATCCGCCAGGCGCTCACCAACGAGGGCCGCGGCCTGGTCCTCGACGAGGCCGAGGGCGACACCGACCGGGTGCAAAAGCTGATCGAGCTGCTGCGCCAGATGTCGGGCGGCGAGGGGGTCCAGGGCCTGCGCGGCACCATCGGCCACGGGGCGCAGCGGTTCTCGCTGTCGGGCGCGGTCTACCTGTCCGCGATCAACGCCCCGATGCTGGAGCCACAGGACCGCTCGCGGATCACGGAGGTCGAGCTGCAGCCGCCCGGCACCGATGTCGGCGCCGCCGACCGGGTCGTGCAGGCGACCCTCTGGGCGGGCGAGCGGTCGGCCGCGCTCCGCGCCCGGGCGGTCGCCGGCTGGCAGCGCTTCGTCGACAACCTCGGCATGCTGCGCTCGATGCTGATCGAGCGGGGCTGCGACGGCCGCCAGGCCGACCAGCTCGGCACCCTGCTCGCCGCCGGCGCCATGATGCACAACGACCGGCCGCTCGACAGCGACAGCGCGAGCGTGATCGTCGACAAGGTCGAGCCGATGATCTTCCGCCTGCGCGCCGAGGACGAAGAGGACAGCGACCCGCGCCGCTGCCTCGCCGTCCTGATGACGACGCAGCTGGACCACTGGCGCGGCGGCAACAAGTCGACCGTCGGCCGCGTCCTGATGGATGCGCTCAAGACCGAGGGCACCGAGGCCCGCGAGGCGCTCAAGACCTACGGGCTGCTCGTCAAGCTCGACGCGCTCCGCTGGCGCGAGGGCGAGCGCGAGGTCGAGGTGCCGGGCCCGATCCTGGTCGTCGCCAACAGCCACGAGGCGCTCAGCCGCTTCTTCCGCGACAAGGCGTGGCGGGGCGGCGGCTGGGCCCGGGCGCTGCTGCGCCTGCCCGGCGCCCAGCCGGCGCCGCCGCTGCGCTTCGACGGCCATCGCGCCCGCGGCGTCATCATCCCGGCCGGCCTGCTGCCCACCCCTGCCACCCCGGGCGACGACGTGCTGTCGGCCCAGTCGGGGTAGCGCATCGGCGCGTCCACTCCTGCGAGCGGCGGAACGGCAGAACGGCCGGTTCCGCCGCTGTTCCACCTTCCGTTCCGGCTGTTTCCTCGCCCGATCAATGGCTTAGGTCGCAGGCGGAACGGGGAACGGCGCCAAGCGCGCTCCATGGCTGTTTTCTCGTTAGGAGGCCAAAACATGTGTTCCGCTGTTCCACCCCTTCCTTTCCTTGAGATTGTCCAAAGAGATCAATGGAGTAGCCCGGAACGAAAGCCGGAACGGCGGCGGAACGAAACCCGGAACAAGATCCGGGAGGCGCGCGATATCGAGGATATCGTCGCCTGGACCTATCAGCAGCAGCAGGCGCACCGCTCTGCGTCCGGGCTCGGGCGGGAGCGCGGGTGGCTCCGGGCCGGTGCGCTCGACTACTCGCGGCCCATGGTCCAGGGCGGCGGGGCGGGCGCCTTCGATCTGCATCCGGATGCCGAGCTGGTGCACGATGCGATCGGCCGGCTCGGGCTCGCGCATCTGGCCGAGCATGGCCGTGGCGGCACCCGGCCCGACTGCAAGCTGCGCGCCCGCACCCGCTACGAGCCGGAGCTGGACGGCCGCGGCTACCCGACGGTCGTGCGAGAGTGGGATCGGCATCGCAACCCGGTCGCGCCCTGGTGTCCGATCGTCTACCGCGACCCGGTCGAGGTCATCGTCGCCGCGCGCACCGCCTACCTCGCCTGGTGGCACGACCTCGTCGCCCTCCGCCGAGTGGTCGCGCCCCGCCTGGTGCGCTGGCACGCGACCGGCCCGGCCGCCCCGCGTCGCCCGTGGCTCGCCCCCGCTTGACGTTACGATGTGCCCTTGACACATTCCGCACCCTCAGGCGCAGCGTGAGCGTCTCAAAGCCCCGCCCTCATCGGCGGGGCTTCGTCGTCCCAGGCCCTCCCACGCGCGCCCTAGGCCCCGCCCCGACCCCTCGCCCGACCGCCCCGCACCCCCCCGCGCCGGGGCGACGCGGGTCCTCCCGGCCCGAGCCCGCAACACGGGTCGCGGAGCCCCGGGGTTTCGCTAGTCACCGGTGTTGTTTCTGATGCAACGCCGCACCTTTGCAACAGGCTGGAACATGCAACAGGCACCGCTCGTCGGGGTGCGTGCTGCTGCGGCCGCGCTCGGCCTGGCGCCGTCGACGGTGTCGCGACAGCTGGCCGCCGGCATCATCCCCAACCGCGGCTCGTCGGCCGAGCCGCTGGTCGACGTCGAGGAGGCCCGGGCCGCCCGCGCGGACCGGCTCGACCACGGCAAGGCGAAGGGCACGCGCACCGGCGAGCTGGACATCCGCCCGCCGGCGCCGCGGCGCGAGACGACGGCCGGTAAGCGCGACCAGAAGCTCGACCAGGAGATCCGCCGCCTCGAGCGCGAGAACGCCGAGCGGGAGAAGGAGCTGCTGAGCCGGGCCGCGACCGACCGGGCCTTCGCCGAGCTGGCCGGCATCGTCCAGCGCGGCCTGGCCGAGCGGTCGCGCCGCCTGGGCGCGCGAGTGACGGGGCGGCGTGACCTGGCCGAGGTCATGACGGCGATCGAGGACGAGGACCGGAAGATCCTGGAGGCCATGCGCGATGAATACCGACGCCAGCTCGCCTGACGACCCGCGGTTCCCGGCCATGCCGGTCGCGCGCGCCGTCGCGTTCGCCGCCTTCTTCGCCGCCCTGGTACCGGCCCCGATCCTGTCGGTCGACGCCTGGGCCGTCGCCGAGCGGATCGTCGCTCCGGAGTCCGGCTCGCCCAGGCCCGGCCGGTGGGATCCGGAGCTGGCGCCGCACCTGGTCGAGATCCACGAGTGCGTCTCCGACGGCGCGCCCTACTCGGACACATGGGTGCGGAAGTCGGCCCAGATCTCCGGCACCGAGGCCGGGCTCAACCTCTTTGGGGCGACCGTGCAGGGCGCTTCGCCGACCCGCCCGCGGCCCATCGTGATCATCCTGCCGACGATCGACGAGGCGAAGAAGTACAACAAGATCAAGCTGCAGCCGACGATCGACGCCACCCCGGCGCTGGCCGGGCGGATCGAGGGCGTGAAGTCGCGCGACAGCGACAGCTCGACCGGCTCGCACAAGCGTTTCCCCAACGGCTTCTGCGTCCTCACCGGGGCGAACAGCTCGGCCGGGCTGCAGATGGTCTCGGCCCACACCATGATCCTGGAGGAGGTGTCCGAGTATCCGCAGGAAGCCGGTGACCGCGGCGACCCGGTCGACCAGGCGCTGGCCCGGGCCAAGGCGTGGGAGACGTACCGCCCGAAGCGCCTCTACATCTCGACCCCCGGCATCCTCGGCTCCTGCCGCATCACCCAGGGCGAGGCCGCCTCCGACCAGCGCCGCCGCTACCTGCCGTGTCCGCACTGCGGCCGGTACCAGCAGCTGCTGTTCGGGAACATGCGGTTCGCCGACGCGGCCCCCTTCGGCACCCACTTCGTCTGCCAGGCCGCCGCCTGCGAGCAACGCATCGAGCATCACCACAAGGAGGCGATGCTCGATGCCGGCGTCTGGATCAAGACCTACCCGGACGCCGACGGCGTCGTCCCGCCGGCGGTGATCGCGCCCGAGGCCCTGCCCGCCTGGCGCGCCCGGGACAGCGCCGGCCGCGACGCGGGCTTTGCCATCTGGCAGGCCTACAGCAAGCTCGGCACCTGGGACCGCATCGCCAAGGAGTTCCTCGACAGCCGCGGCAAGCCGCTGAAGGAGAAGGCGTTTTCCCAGCAGACCCTGGGCGAGGCGTGGGAGGAGCGGGGCGACGCGCCCGATGCCGAGCGCCTCCTCGAGCGGCGCGAATCCTGGCCGCCGCGCCAGGTCCCGACCGGCGTCCTGCTGCTGACCGCCGGTGCCGACGTCCAGGACGACCGGCTCGAATGGTACGTCTGGGGCTGGGGGGTCGGCCTGTCCGGCTGGCTGGTCGATCGCGGCGTCGTCGCCGGTGACCCGGCCGACCCGGCGACCTGGAAGGGCCTCGACCCGCTGGTCGAGCGCGCCTGGCGCGATGCGCGCGGCGGCCGCTGGACGCTCGACGCGATCGGCATCGACAGCGGCTACCTGTCGCAGCAGGTCTACCGCTGGGGCCGGCGCCACGCCGCCTCGGGCAAGGTCTTCGTCCTCGACCCGTTGGGCGGCTGGAAGCGCCCGCCGCTCGGCACCGCCAGCCCGCGCGACATCGACTACGAGGGCCGCAAGCTGGGCTCGGTCCTGGCCTGGCCGGTCGGCACCTACGACCTCAAGTCCGAGCATTACGCCAGCCTGCGCAAGACGATCGAGGGGCCGGACGCCGACGGCACCTGGCCGCTGGGCGCCCTCCATCTCAACGAGCTGGTCGACCAGGAAATCACCCAGCAGCTGACCGCGGAAATGCTCAAGTCCCGCCCGCTCAGCAACGGCCTGGTCGCCCGCGAGTGGGTCAAGATCGTGGCGTCCCGGCGCAACGAGGCGCTCGACTGCGCGGTCTACGCCCGGGCGCTCGCCCACCACCTGACCGACAGCCTGACGCCGGAGGATTGGGCGGCACTCGCCGCCCGGCGCGGTGCCCAGGCGGAGGATGTGCAACGGGATCTGGCCGCGCTGTGGGCGCCGCCGCTGCCGGCGACGGTGGCGGAGGCGTCTCAGCCCGGCGAGACGGCGGGGGCGGCGGCAGGGCAGGTGGGGACGGTCGCCGCCGCCCCGGTCGAGACGCCGGTGGAGGCCGCGCCGCGCGGCCGCAGCGTGCGCGGGCGGGTGACGCACTGATGGCCGGCATCACGCTCGCCCAGGCCGAGGCCCAGCTGGCCGCCTGGCTGGCCGCGTCCGAGGCGGTCGCCCGCAACCAGTCCTATCGCATCGGCGAGCGGCAGCTGACCCGCGCCGACGCGGGCGAGGTCCTGCGCCAGGTCACCTACTGGGACGGCCGGGTGCAGGCGCTGGCCGCGGCCGCGACCGGCCAGGGCCGCGTCCGCCAGGCGGTGCCGCTGTGAAGCTGCCGCCGCCGTCCCGCCTCGACCGCGCCATCGCCTATTTCGCGCCGGCCACGGCCGCGCGCCGCATCGTCGCCCGGGCCCAGATCGCCCAGTATTCGGCCTTGACCGGGGGCGGCAGCTACGGCGGGTATGACGGCGCCCGGCGCGACCGGGCCGCGACCCAGCGCTGGCGGCCGCGCGGCAGCTCGGCCGACGCGGCCCTGCTGCCCGACCTGCCGGACCTGCGCGACCGCGGCCTCGCCCTGGTGCGCAACCACCCGATCGCGCGCGGCGCCCTGTCGGGCACGGTGACCAAGGTCGTCGGCCCCGGCCTCAAGCTCAAGGCGCGGATCGACCGCAAGCGGCTGGGGATCGGGGAGGAGGCGGCCGACGCCTGGGAGCACGAGGCCGAGGCGCTCTATCGCGAGTGCACCTCCTCGATCGACATCGATGTGACCCGGACCCAGCGGTTGACCGGCGGGCTCGACGACCTGGTGCTGCGGGCGATGCTGGGGGAGGGCGACTGCGCCGTCATCCGGCGGTGGAAGGAGCGGCCGGGCCGCCGCTTCGCCCTGGCGCTGCAGGTGGTCGAGGGCGCCCGCCTGGCCAACCCGCAGGGCCGGCGCGACGACGAGACGCTGCGCGCCGGGGTGCAGATCGACGCCGATGGCGCCCCGGTGGGGTACCATTTCCGCAACCGTCATCCGGGCGACCTCGGGCGGCTCGACACCGGCTCGACCTATGTCCCGGCCTTCGGCGCCGGCTCGGGCGAGCAGCATGTGCTGCACATCTTCCGCCGCCTCTACATCGGCCAGCACCGCGGCGAGCCGTTCCTGGCGCCGGTGATCGAGCCGCTCAAGCAGCTCGGCCGCTACAGCAACGCGGAGCTGATGGCGGCCGTCGTCACCAGCTGCTTTGCGATCGAGAGCAGCTCGGCCCAGGGCCCGGCGGCCTCGCCGCTGCGCTCCGTCAACCCGGGCGCCGGCGCCGGGAAGAAGGAGAAGATCCATATCGACGAGGGCGGCCTGATCATCGATCTGGGCCCCGACGAAAAGGTCGCCGCCTTCGAGTCCGGCCGGCCCAACTCCCAGTTCGATCCGTTCTTCATGGCGATTGTCCGCCAGATCGGCATTGCGTTGGAGCTGCCCTCCGAGGTGCTGCTCAAGACCTTTACGGCCTCATATTCGGCAGCCCGGGCCGCTCTGCTGGACGCCTGGCACTTCTTCCGGACCGTGCGGGCCTGGCTCGCCCAGGCCCTGCACCAGCCGGTCTACGAGTGGGTCCTGGCCGAGGCGGTGGCCCGCGGCTACCTGCGCGCGCCCGGCTTCTTCGATCGCCCGGAAATGCGGCTGGCCTGGTGCGGCGCCCGTTGGATCGGCCCGGCGCCGGGCCAGATCGACCCGAAGAAGGAGGTCGACGCGGCGATCCTGCGCATGGATTCGGGCCTCACGACGCTGGACGACGAGACGGCCGAGCTGACCGGCGGCGACTGGGAGGTCAACCACCCCCAGCAGGTCAAGGAACGCCGCCGCCGCGAGGCCGACGGCCTGATCGGCCACAATGGCGGCCCGGCGCTGAGCGACGGCGACTACGACGAGCGGGAGCAGGACGAGGATCGTCCGGAAGAGGAGGACGAATCATGACCACCCGGGCCTATCGCGCCATCCTGGCCGGCCAGTGGGCGATCGAGGCGGACTGGCTGCCGGCCCTGGCGGCGCTCGCCGCCCGCCAGGACGCGCCCGAGCTGGCGGCGCTGCGGGAGCGGCGCGGCCACCTGGTGGGCCAGCCCCAGGCCTACGACGACGACGGGCGCCCGGCTGAGCGCCGGCGCTCCTACGCGATGCGCAATGGGGTTGCGATCGTGCCCGTGATGGGGCCGATCTTCCCGCGCGCGAACATGATGACCGAGTATTCCGGGGCGACGTCGGTGTCCCTCCTCGAGCGCCAGCTGCGCGAGGCACGCGCCGACCCGGAGACCCGCGCCATCCTGCTCGACGTCGACAGCCCGGGCGGGGTCGCGACCGACATCGCCGCCTTCGGCGACCTCCTCTACGGGTCCCGCGGGGCGAAGCCGATCGCCGCCTATGTCCGCGGCGCCGGCGCCTCGGCCGCCTACTGGATCGCCTCGGCGGTGCCGCAGGGCGAGCTGTGGGTGGCGGAGACCGGCTATGTCGGCTCGATCGGCGTCGTGACCGGCGTCGAGGTGCAGGAGGAGCCGGACGGCAACGGCCGCCGGCGGATCGAGGTCGTCTCGTCCAACGCCCGCAACAAGCGCCCGGACCCGACCACGGACGACGGCCTGGCCGAGATCCGCCGCACGCTCGACGCGCTGGAAACCCGCTTCGTGGCCGCCGTCGCCCGCAATCGCGGCGTCTCGGCCGAGCATGTCATCGCCCATTTCGGCCAGGGCGGGGTCGAAGTCGGCAGCGACGCGGTGCGCATCGGCATGGCCGACCGCGTCGGCAGCTTCGACCAGGTCCTGGCCCATCTCGCGGCGCGTGCCGCATCCTCGAGGGAGACCCGACGCATGACGATCGAGAACGACCAGCCCGTTACGGCGGAAAGCCTGGCCGGGACCTTCCCGGCCCAGGTGGCCGAGATCCGCACCGCCGCCGCGGCGGCCGAGCGCACCCGGATCCTCGGCATCGAGGCCCAGGCCCTGCCCGGGCACGAGGCCCTGATCGCCACGCTCAAGGCGGACGGCAAGACCACGCCGGAACAGGCGGCCGTCGCCATCCTGGCGGCCGAGAAGCAGTCCGGCGCGCGCATCCTGGCCGGCCTGCAGCAGGATGGCCAGCAGCCGGCCCCGCCGCCCTCGACCGGCGCCCCGCCGGTGCCGGCGGCCGCCGACCCGTCGGTCCCGCTGGAGACGCGGGCCAAGGCCGCCTGGGAGGCCTCGGCCGCCATCCAGGCCGAGTTCCGGACCTTCGCGGCGTACCACAACTACCTGAAAGCCACGGAAGGCGGCCGCGTCCGCGCCGTCGGCCGCGCCGGCTGAAAGGACGTCCCATGAGCAGCGTCGAGAGCCATTCGGACGCGCGCACCGTCAACAACACGATGCGCCATGCCTATCGCGTCCTGACCGATGCCGAGAAGGCGGCGATGCAGGAGGTCAAGGACATGGGGCTCGCGTTCCATGACCGGATCGCCGCCCTCGGGTCCTCGCGGGAAGTGTCGCTCGCGAAGACGAAGGTCGAAGAGGCGGTCATGTGGGCGGTGAAGTCCATCACCGCCTGACCATCCACCACCACTGACCCTGCAAGGGCGGCCTCCGGGCCGCCCTTTGCGTTTGGAGGCGACGACTTATGACCACGCTTGCAGTCGACAAGCCGCGGGACGAGGAGCTGGGCGACCAGAACGACCTGCCCGTGATCGCGGCGGACATCATCTACGAGGGGGCGGCCGTCGGCGACAATGGCTCGGGCTATGCCCGTCCGCTGGTCGCCGGCGACCCGTTTCGGGGCTTTGCGATCACTCGGGCCGACAACGCCGCCGGCCTGGCAGGCGCCCGGTCGGTACGCGTGCGGCATCACGGGCGCGCTGTGCTGCCTGTCGCGGGGATCGCGATCACGAGCGTCGGGGCGGTCGTCTACGCCTCCGACGACGACACTTTCACGATGACGGCCAGCACCAATTCGCCGATCGGCACCGTGGTCCGCTTCGTTTCCTCCGGGATCGGCGTCGTCGAATACGACGCGGGCCTGGCGCTGACGGCGCTGACCACGGCGATCGCCGCCGGCAGCTGATCGGGGGGACCAGGACATGAGTGCAGCAGGACTTTCCTCGCGGGCGATCATCGGCGAGTTCTACGCCCGCCTCGAGGCGGCGACGGGGATGAGCTGGATCACCGCGCTTTCCATGCTCTTCCAGTCCGACCAGGGCTCGGAGGAGTACAAGTGGCTGGGCCAGGCGCCGGTGATGCGCGAATGGGTCGGCGGGCGCGAGGCCAAGGGCTTCCGCGAGAACGGCTTCACGGTCCCGAACAAGACCTTCGAGGCGACGACCGTGGTCTCGGTCGACGACCTGCGCCGCGACAAGACCGGCCAGGTGATGCTGCGCATCGGCGAGATGGCCGGGCGCACGGTCAGCCACGATGCCGGCCTGATCTCGACCCTGATCGTCAATGGCGGCACCGGCCTCTGCTACGACGGGCAGTATTTCTTCGACACCGACCACGCCGAGGGGGCGAACGGCAGCCAGTCGAACATCGTCACCTGGGACATCTCGGACGGCGGCGGCGGCGGCACGGCGACGGCGCCGACGGCGAAGACGATGGCGGACGCGATCGTCGCCGGCATCGCCCGGATGCTGTCGTTCAAGGATGACGTGGGCGAGCCGCTCAACGAGATGGCGAAGGATTTCGTCGTCATGGTGCCGCCCTCGATGATGGGGCCGGCCCTGGCGGCGACCGGCTCCGCCGTCATCGACAGCAACCAGACCAACGTGATCGTCGCCCAGAAGGAGTTCCGGATCACGCCGGTGGTCAACCCGCGCCTGGCCGCCTGGACCGACAAGTTCGCGCTCTTCCGCGCCGACGGCGACGTCAAGCCGTTCATCCGCCAGTACGAGGAGGACGTGACGCTGCAGGCGCTGGCCGAAGGGTCGGAAGAGGAGGTCAAGAACAACAGGCATCTCTACGGCGTGAAGAAGATCGCCAATGCGGCCTATGGCTACTGGCAGCACGCCTGCCAGGTCGGGTTCCAGGCGTGATGCGCGCCTATCGCGTGGTGGCGGCGACGGGCCTGGCCCTCGCCGCCGGCCACCTGGTCGGGCTGACCGAGCGTCGGCAGCTCGACCGCTTCCGCGCGGCACTCGACGACGTCGACTTCGACGCCGGCATCTTCCGCCTCAACCGCCCGGTGCAGTTCAAAGTGGGCGAAGTCCTGGGCCTGGAGGGCGAGATCCCGAAGGTCCTGGCCGAGGCCGTCGAGCCGACCGAGCCGGAGGAGGAGGAAGCCCCGAAGAAGCGGCGGAAGAAGGCGGCGGCCCCGCCACCGCCGCCGCCGCCCCCACCTCCGCCACCCCCGGATGACGGCGGCGAGGGCCAGCCGGCCGGCGAGGGCCAGCCCCCCGGCGCCGACAGCCAGGCCGGCGCCTGATGCCGGTCGAATCCGCGGCCGACCGGGCGGCGTTCTTCGACCCCTCCGAATTCGGGGCCGAAGGCAGCTACACCCCGCCGGCCGGCACCCCCGCGACCCCGGTCGAGCTGCTGCGCTGGAAGCCGGAGGAAATGGGCTGGCGGCCGCTCGCCGGCGACGCGGACCTGTTCGCCGGCGCCCGGCTGTCGTCGGGCGCCCAGGTGCTGGCCTGGGTCGTCTCGATCCTCCGCGACCAGGTGGCCCTGGCGGAGAGCGGCGGGACGCTGACGATGGATGACCTGGTCTACCCGGTCCGCCGCGCCCAGCTGGCCGAGGATGGCGAGATCTGGCTGCTGGGCCTGGGCGCGCCGGCGGCGGTGCCCTGATGCCGCCGCCCGTCGCCTGCCGCGAGCGCATCCTGCTGGCGATCGAGACGCGCCTGGCGGCGATCGCCACGTCCGTCCCCGGCCTCACGGTCGAGCGCGACCGCGAGGAGCCGGTTGAGACCAAAGACATGCCGCGGCTGGTCGTGACCGAGCTGGGCGAGGTCCTGCAGGGCGACCTGACCGGCGAGGATGGCTGGACGCTGACGCTCGCCGTCGCCGGCTATGTCCGCGGCGCCACGGGCGCCAACGACGCCGCCCGGGCCAAGGCGGCCGCGGCCGCGGCCAACGATCTGCGCGCCCGGGCGCAGGCCGCACTCCGCGCCGACGTCACGCTGGGCGGCCTGGCGCGCGACCTCCGGCCCGCTGCCGAGGCCGAGGCGTTCCCGCTCCTGATCGATTGCGCCGACCCCGCCAAGGCGTTCGCGACCCCCTGGGAGGTCGATTACGCGACCGAAGAGGGCGACCCCTACACCTTCGCCACCCACGTCTAGGAGGCCCGATGCCTGCCCCTGTGATCCCCGCCGTCGGCGGGTCGCGCACCCTGGCCGAGCTGGAGGCGCTGGCGCTGGCCGGCACCGCGGCTCCGCCCGTCACGCCGCCGGCGCCGCCGGCCCCCGCACAGCCGCCGCGCCGCCGCCCGGCGGCCGCGGCCGAGAAGGAGTAAGCGCCGATGTCCGACTATCGCATCCGCAACGGCCAGCTCGCGGTCGAGATGCAGCCCGACCCGGGCGTCGAGGAGGCGCCCGACGCGGCCGCCGACGCGATCAAGGTCCGCACGTCGATGGGCTACAGCCCGAATTTCGACAGTATCGACACGGACTACCTGCAGGCGTCGCTGACCCAGTCGGCGCCGATCACCGGCGGCGGCAATGTCGGTTTCACGCTGCCCTGTTTCCTCAAGGGGTCGGGAACGGCCGGCACCGCGCCGGATTTCGGCAAGCTCATTCGCGCCTGCGGCCTGTCGGAGACGCTGACGGCGGCCGCGGTCAGCGACACCGCCCAGGCGGGTGCGGCCTCGACCATCACCCTGCATGCCGGCGCCTCGGCCGTCGACGAGGCATACAAGGGCATGCTGATCTCGACCACCGGGGGCACCGGCCCGGGCCAGACGCGCGTGATCGCCGGCTATGTCGGCTCGACCAAGGTGGCGACCGTCTACCCGGCCTGGACGGTCACCCCGGATGAGACGACCACCTTCTCGGTCCACGCCAACGCGGCCTATCGCCCGGTCTCGGTCGGGCTGGAGCGGGTGTCGATCGCCACCTGGCAGCACAGCTCGGTCGGCGGCAACGCCTCCCGCCGCCGCCGCCTGATGGACGGCATGGGCACCTTCCGCCTCGGCATCCCGCCGCGCGGGCTGGCGACGATCGATTTCACGATGACCGGCAACCTGCCGGCCGCCCCGGACGACGTCTCCAAGCCTTCGGCGCCCACCTACCAGTCGTCGGAGCCGGGGCCGTTCCTGGCCGCCCAGGCCTATCTCGGCGGTGCCAAGGTCAAGTTCGCCGAGTTCTCGTTCGACCTGGCCGGCGACGTGCAGCAGTTCGACGACCCCGAAGCCGCCTACGGCTACGGCCCGGCCGACATCCTCAACCGCGTCTCGACCGGCTCGATCACCCCGAACCTGACCCTCAACAGCGCGCGGGATGCGTTTTCCGACTGGCTGGGGTCCACCTCCCGCGCGCTGTGGCTCAACTGGGGGCCGGCGGCCGGCAAGCGGGTGTCTCTCTATTTTCCGGCCCTCCGCTACACCGGCAATACCCCCGGCGAGACCCGCGGGTTCGCCACCGAGCAGATCCCGTTCCGGTCGGTCGCTGAGGATGGCGAAGTCTGGATGTGCATCTACTGAGGATCGCCCGATGACCGTCCCCGTCTCCCCCCGCCACCCTGTCCAATGGTCCGCCCGCCTCGAGGCGGAGGAGGTGCTGCGCCAGGTGCGGACCGAGTGCGAGGCGCTGCAGGCGCGCCTGGCGGCCCTGTCGCCGGTCGAGCCGGGCTCGACCGAGGACCAGGCGCGCGCCGCCCTCCTGGCCGCGTCCGAGGCGGCGGTCGCGGCCGCCGAGGGCCAGGTCGCGCGGACGGTCGACCGTGTCGTCTACTCGGTCGCCGTCCCGACCCGGGCCGAGCGCGCCCGGGTCCGGCGCGAGGTCAACGCGGCCGGCTGCACCTACCCCGACGACACCACCCTGCGGGCGACCCTGCGGGCCGGGGTCGAGGAGGGGATCGAGCCGGGCGAGCTGCAGGATCGGCTGCTGGCCGCGATCGACGCGGTCGAGACGGCGCTCGTCGCCGGCGAGGTGATCCCGGCCGATGCGGCCGAGAGCTATGGCGAGCTGCACGCGCGGATGCGGCGCGCGTTTCCGCGCTACGCGACCCTGCTGGCTGACCGCGAATACTATCTGGACATGGTGCCGGCCATGATCGCCGCCGCCTTCGTCCGCGGCGAGACCCGGCCGGGCCGCCCGGCGGAGACCTACCCGCGCGGCGAGGATGGCCGCGTCGCCGATGCGATCCTCGACCGGATCGAGGCCCGCGGCGACCTGCAGCCGCTCGGCATGTGGATCGTCAACCGGCTGATGCAGCTGCCGGCGGACGTCGACCGGGACTGACGCTCGCCGTCGCCGTCGCGCTGCACCCGCTCGATTTCGACGAGGACGCTTTCGAGGCGGGCGACGAGGGCGAAAGCTGGACGGTGCTGGGCCAGGTCTACCGGACCAACCCGCGCCGCCGGATCACCGAGGATCACCGGGAAATGCTCAGCGTCTGGCGCCTCTGGCGCCAGGTGGCGGGGCCGTTCGGCCAGGGCGCGGGGCACCTGCCGGACGCGGGCGGCGTGCAGGACCAGGCCGCGATCATGCTCGACGCGCTGGAAGCCATGTCGGCCGCCGAGGCGGCCATCCGCAAGGAACGGAAGGGAGGGGACGAATGAAAGTCAGCGTGCGCGTGCCCCTCCCGGCCGAGATCGCGGCCGTCGTCCGCGGTGTCTCCACGGACATCGCCGGCATCGCCCATGGCGCCGTCGAGCGGGCGTCGCAGCGGTTGACCGAGGACCTGCGCAAGGGGGTCCGCGCGGCCGGGTTGACCCGGAAGAACGACCGGCTGGAACGGGCGGTCCAGGTCAACGTCTACCCGAGCCGGCGGAAGTCGGCCGGGGCGACGGGCTGGGTCTTCTCCAAGGCGGTCCGGGTCCACGAGGCGCACTCGCAGCCGCGCACCGTCACCTCGGCGCGCGGCCGCTGGCTCGTCCTGCCGCTGCCCGGCGCCCGCGCCCGGGGCCTGGACGTGGGCGACCGCTGGGGCGGCGGCCTCGCCCGGAAATGGTCGCAGCTCACGCGGATCATCGGCCAGCCCGGCATGGTGCGCCTGCCGGTCCGCGGCCGGCCGGACCGCGTCGTGATCGGCCTGCGCCGCAAGGGCGGCGGTGTCGAGCCGCTGTTCCTCCTGGTCAAGCAGGTCCGCCTCACCTCGTCGATCGACTGGCAGGGCCCGGCCCAGCGCGCGATCGACGGCCTCTACCGCGACCTCGCCCAGCAGCTCGGCGGATAGATGCCCGCCGCCCGCTCGCTCGCCATCCGTCTCTCGCTCGACGAGACGGACAAGCTCCGCGCCGCCCTCAAGGGCGTCGAAGGGGACTTCGCCGAGGTCTTCCGCAAGATCGACAGCGCGGCCGACCCCTCCGCGCGCCAGCTCGACCGGATCGAGAACCGCCTCGACGCGGCGGCCCGTGGGGCCAAGCAATTCGGCCGGGACACCGACGCGCTCGCCCAGTTGCTCGATAAAGGCAAGATCAGCCTCGAGCGGCACAACGAGCTGCTGGATCTGTCGCGCAAGCGCTACACTGAGGGTGCGTCGGCGGCGAAGCAATTCGGCACCGAGACGTCCGGCATCGGCCGGGCGGTCGACACGGCGAAGAGCGCGCTCGGCACCCTCGGCATCGCCGTCTCGGCGGCGTTTGCCGTCGACAAGGTCAAGGATTTCGTCCGCGAGGTCGGCCTGGCGGGCGAGACGATGGCCCGCTACGAGGCCAAGTTCAAGATTGAGACCGGCGGCATCCAGACCGCCCGCGACCTGCTGCGCGATGTCTACAACCAGGCGCAGTCGGCCGGCGTCAAGATGGCCGACGCGGTTACGCTCTTTTCCCGCAACAACGAGGAGCTGCGGAAGATCGGTGCGACGCAGGCCGATGTCCTGAAGTTTATCGACACTGTTCAAAAGTCGTTCGTCGTCGCCGGCGCATCACTCAGCGAATCGCAGTCGATCGTCACCCAGCTCTCGCAGGGCCTGGCCGCCGGGCGCCTCAACGGCGACGAGCTGCGCTCGATCCTCGAAAACAACCGGGTCCTGGCCAAGGCGATCGCCGCCGAATTCGGGGTCGGCACCGGCGAGCTGAAGAAGCTGGGGGAGGAGGGCAGGCTCGTCTCCGAGCGGGTGCTGAAGGGCATCCTCGCCGGCGCGACCGAGATCAACGCCAAGTTTGCCGAGATGCCGGACGGCATCGAACGCGGCCAGGCCCGGCTCGAGAACAGCTGGACCCGGATGGGCGCCGCGCTCGACAAGATCCTGGGCGTCTCGCGGGCCTGGGCCGGCGTCCTCAACACCGCCGCCGACGCGGCCGAGCGGGCGGCCCGCTGGCTCGAGGGCCGCGCCGCCCAGGCGCCGGGCCAGGCGCAGAGCGAGGGCCAGCTCAAGCGCCGCAACGAGCTGACGGGCGAGTACACCAGGCTCCTCGAAACCCAGGCGACCGTCCTGGAAAAGCTCAACGCGGCCAAGGAAAAGGGCGAGGACACCGGCCGCCTCGAGTCCGCCCTGCGCGGGATCGAGGTCCGGGTCGAGGCGCTGCGCAACCGGGCGGCGCAGGCGGGGGTCAAGCTGGACGAGCTGCTGTCGGGCGGCAGCAACCAGGGCCAGGGCGAGATCCGCGGCGACGCCGGCGACGACGTACTGGAGCTGACCGAGAGCGTCGAGGAGCTGGGCACCGCCGCCACCCGGGCCAGCCAGGCGCTGGCCGGCGTCTCCCGCTCGGGCGCGCTGCCCGACCTCCAGGTCCAGGCCCGCGACCTGGCCACGGCCGCGCAGGAGGCCGGCGACGCGCTCGACATCATCCGCACCAGCGACGTCGGCGGCGCGGGCGAGCGCCTGGCCACGGCCGTCGGCACCGGCCTCACGTCGGCCACGGCCGACTTCCGCCGCGACCTGGGGCGGGCGGCCGAGGACGGCTCGAAAGACCTGGAGCGGTTCTTCGAGCGCTCCTTCGACCGGCTCGGCGACGTGTTCCGGGTCGCGCTGTTCGAGGGCCTCGGCCAGGCCGATTTCGGCGGCGCGCTCAAGGGCCTGGCCGGCGACGCGGTCGGCGGGGCGATCCAGGCCGCGGTGATCCGCCCGCTGGTGGGCGAGGCCGGCTCGCTCCTGTCCGGCATCCTCGGCAATGGCAGCTCGCTGCTGGGCTCGGCCGGCGGCGCGCTCGGCCTGCCGACGATCGGCAACGCGCTCTCCTACCTGACCGGGTCGGGCGCCTTCGCCTCGGGCTTCACCGGGCCGCTGACCGCGGCCCAGTCGGCGACGGCCGCGGCCGGCACGCTGGGCTCGCTCGGCTCGATCGCCCTGCCCATTGCCGGCATCGCCCTGCCGCTGCTGCTGGGCGGGCTGTTCAATCAGAAGCCGTCCAACAAGGGCGCGGAATCCTCGTTCCGCCTCGACGACGGCTTCACCAACTTTTTCGAGGGCACCAAGCACCCGGACCGCATCGCCGCCATGGATGCGGTCGCGGCCGACCTGCAGACCGCGCTCGCCCGCGCCTCCCGGGCCTACGGGGTCGGCTTCGACCCGGCGGCCGTCGTCGGCTCGACGGTCGGCAACAAGGAGGGCAGCCGCCTCTTTTATGACCCCGGACAGGGGATCGAAAACCGCCTGTGGGTCGATGCCGGCGAGGATGCCGCCGGCATGCAGGCCGCGGCCGAGCGGGTCGTCGTCGAGGCGATCAAGGGCGGATTCGCGGCCGCGGCGACGTCGCCGGACGCCAGCCAGTCGGCCCGGGACGTCGCCATCGCGATGCTCGGCAGCAAGGCCGAGAGTTTCGCCCAGCTCGATGCCGACCGCTCGTTCGCCGCCGCCGTCGACGGCCTGGCCGAGCTGGGCCGCATGGCCGACCCGGTGGCCGTCCGCATGCGCGCCGCCGCCGATGCCGGGCGCCAGCTGGGCGAGGGCTGGACGGCCCAGGTCCGCGATTTCCAGGACCGGATGGCGGCCCTCGGCCTCGGCACGGAGCAGGCGGCCGACGGCACCACCCGGGCTGACGACGCGTTGCGTGGTTTCGTCCGCTCGATCCTCGGCGTCGATGCGCCGGTCGACGCGGTGGCCGAGGCGACCCGCACCGCCGAGGCGGCGATGGAAGCCTTCCGCCCGACGATCGAGGCCGTCGCCGGCAGCGCGGAGGAGGCCGCCCAGATGATGGCGGCGGCCTCGGCCAAGATCACGGCGTCCGCCCGCCAGGCGGCGATCGCCGTCGAGATGCAGTCGGCCGACAGCTACAACCGGGCCATCTACGGCAGCGGCTACCAGCCCCCGGCCGACTCGTTCCTCTACGGCCTGGTCGGCTCGCGCTACGAGATCCCGTCCGGCGGCGGCGCTTTTTCCGGCCTGGTCAACGCGATCGAGGGCGCCCGCGGCGGCAGCAAGTCGGCGCTGGATGACGTCTACGCCCGGGCGCTGGCCAACCAGCGCAGCGGGGTCTTCTCGACCGACGAGCGCCTGGCAGTCGAGAGCTTCGCCGCCGAGCTGTTCAGCCGCTGGCAGACCCGCCAGGCGGCCGAGCCCAGCCCGGAATCGCTGCCCGGCGACGGCTCGTCCGACGCCGCTGCCGTTACCGAGCTGGCGCGCGCCCTGCAGTCCGAGATCACCTCGCTGCAGCTGCTGGAGCGCGGCCACCAGGACGCAGCCACCGCGGCCGAGCGCCTGGCGCAGACCCTGGGCCAGACGGCCGGCGGCCTGCGCCAGTTCCGCGAGGGGCTGCTGACCGGGTCGACCTCGCCCCTGTCGCCCGAGGCGCAGCTGGCCGAGGCCCGCCGGCAGGAGGCAGCCGCACTCGCCCGGGTGCTGGCCGCCGGCGACGACGCGCCGGAGGCGGCGCGCGAGCTGCAGCAGGCGGCGGCCCGGGTGCAGGAGCTGGCCCGGACCGTCTTCGGCTCCTCCTCGCAGTCGGTCGCCATCTTCACCCGCTCGATCGAGGGCCTGACCGCCGGCGAGACCCGGACCCGCTCGATCGAATCGCAGCAGCTCGACGCGGCCGAGGCCGCCAACGCGCTGCTGGGCGGGGTCCGCGAGGACCTGGCGCGCCTGGCCGACGAGCTGCGCCGGATCCAGGGCGGCGGCACGCCCGGCGCCGGCACGCCCGGCACCGGCGGCGACGGCGGCACACCGGGCACCGGCGGGGGCGGCACGCCCGGCACCGGCGGCGACGGCGGCGGGGCGCCGCCGATCCCGGCGCCGGGCGGGCAGTATGCGTTCGGTTTCACCGGTCTCGGCCGCGGCGCCAACGAGACGGCCCAGCAGTTCCTGCTGCGGATGTTCCCGCAGCAGGCCGCGTCGCTGATGGCCGACGGCAGCATCACCGAGCGCGAGGGCTACGACTGGGCCCAGGCGGCCCACGCCTCCGGCCTCGGCCTCACCAACGCCGCCTATTTCTCGGCGGCGCGCGACGCGGGCTATCTCGGCGTGTTCAGCCAGGGCGGCCACACGGCCTTTCTCTCGCCGGGCGGCACCCCGGTCCTGCCGCGCTGGTACAAATTCATCGACGAGCTGCGCGAGCGGGCCGAGGTGCCCTACGGCCATTTCGGCATCGCCTACGCGGGCGGCGGCCTGGCGCCGCACGTCCCCGGCCTCACCACCCCGGGCCGCGACAGCCTGCCCGCCTGGCTCACCCCGGGCGAGCGGGTCCTGACGGTCGAGCAGACCCGCTGGTTCGACAGCCTGGTCGCCCGCACCGGCAACGACGAGGGCGCGGGCGGCGGCACCGTCCGCTCGCTCGATGCCTGGCGGGCCGAGCGCGCCCGCGCCGACGCCGCCGCGCGGCAGGATGCGGCCCGGCTGGAGGCGCGGGTGGCGCAGCTGGAGGCCCAGCTGAGCCTGGCCGTCGCCGCCCTCAACGGCATCCGCTCCGATCTCCGCATCGTCATCGCCGACGGCCGCACCGTCGGCGGCACCCGTTCCCGCTGACCCTCTCAACCCGACAGGAGCATCCTCATGGCAATCGACTGGGCCGGCCTCGCCGGCCTCGGGCTGCGGGCGTTCGCGCTGCCCGCCGCCTCCAAGGCGCCGCGCACCGCGGGCTGGACCATCTATGCGGAGCGCGCGCCGACCGCGCCGGAGCTGGAGGCGTGGAGCGCCCGGCTCGACCTCAATGCCGGCATCGTCACCGGAGCGCCGAGCGGGGTGCTGGTCCTCGACCTGACCGAGGCGGCGCTCCGGTCCGCGCTCGCCAGCGGGACGGAGATCCCGGAGACGCCGCGCGTGCGGACGCTGACCGGCTGGCACCTGTACTTCCAGCATCCGGGCTTCGCCTGCCGGCGCATCCTCAAGGCCAATCGGCCGGCCGACACGGACATCCTGGGCGATGGCCGCTACGCGATGGCGCCCGGCTCCATCCACCCCTCCGGCCGCCTCTACGAATGGGACCCGGCGCCGTCCGAGGCGCTGCCCTTCGCGCCAGCGCCGGCCTGGCTGCTCGCCCGCATCGAGCGGCGCTGAGCCGCGGCCGCCACCCTCAGACCTGACAGGAGACCACCACCATGGCCGCCGGAGCCTTCGTCTACCACGCCGCCGCCCTCGGGGCGCTGGCCACCAAGAAAATCGACCTCGAGGCCGACGAGTTCTTCATGCTGCTGACCACGTCCGACTATGTGCCGGATGACGAGGCCGACATCGACCTGGACGACGTCACCGACGAGCTGTCGGGCGGGGACTATGCCCGGGAGACGCTGACCTCGGTGTCGGCGACCCTGACCGGCAAGACGGTGGTCTGGACCTCTGCCCCCGCGGATTTCGGGGCGGAGGTCGATATCGCGGCAAAGTACGGCGTGATCATCAACAACACGACGACGCCGAAATACATCATGGGCCATGTCGACCTCAACAGCTCGGGCGGGTCGGCGACCTCGACCGCGGGGCCCTTCAAGGTCAGCCCGCATGCGACCAACGGCTGGTGGCGCCACCGGCCGCCGTCGTGATGCAGCGATAGGTCCGCGCCATGGCCTCCGTCGCCTTCGATGCCGCCGGTTCCTTTGACTGGGTCGTGCCAGCCGGCGTGACCGAGATCCTGGTCAAGTGCTGGGGCGCGGGTGGTGGCGGCAGCGACGGATATCTCGTCCCCGTGTATGGCGGCGGGGCGGGCTATGTCGAGGCGCTACTCTCGGTCACGCCAGGTGAAACGCTCCGCGGCACCGTCGGGGGAGGTGGCCAGGGCGGCTACCTGTTCGGCTCTGGCCTCCGGCTCGGCGGTGAGTCGGAGATATCGCCGGGCGGAAATGGCGGCACGCAGTCCGGGCTGGTCTTCGGGTCGGGGGGCGGCGGCGCATCCGGTCTGCGCCGCGGCTCGACCCGGCTGATTGTCGCCCCGGGCGGCGGCGGTGCCGGGGCGGACCCGCTGAATGCAGGCACCGGCCGCGGGGGCGTGGGCGGTGGCACAACCGGCGGAAACGGCACCGGATCGGCGGATGGCAAGGGCGGGACACCATCCGCAGGCGGTAGCGTCGGAGGCAGTGTCACGGCCGGCGGCAATGCTACCACCGTAGGCGGTGGCTCGGCCCTCGTGCCGGCAGGAGGCTCGACCGAGAGTGGGTCCGGCCGGGAGGCAGGCAACAACGACGACGTAGACTATGCGGATCTGGCGGGCCGCGGCGGTCTCGGCAGCGGCAGCAGTCCGGCGCCAGGCAACCCGGGCCGCCTCGTCATCCTCTACGAGGACCCCTCGACCCCGTACGAGGAGACGATCGCGGGCGCCGCGGATGTCGACGCGGAGGGGGCGGCGGCGGCCCTGCTGGCCGGGGTCCTGCTGACCGCGCAGGCGGGTGCCGCCGAGGCGGCGGGCGGCGCGGCCGCCGTGCTGGCCGGGTCCGGGCAGCTGCTGTCGGCCGCCGCCGCGGCGGCGGTCGAGGCCGAGGGCGGGGCCGCGGCGGTCATGGCCGGGGTGGCCCCGGCCGTGGCAGCGGCCGCCGAGGTCGAGATCGAGGGTGCCGTTGCCGCGGTCCTGGCCGGCACCGGCAGCGTCCTGACGGCCGGCGACGGCGCGGCGGAGCTGGCCGGCGGGGCCGTCGATCTGGTGGTCGGTTCCGGGGTTGTGCTGGAGGTGGCGGGGCCGGCCGAGGTCGAGCTTTGGGGCGGGCTGGTCGACCTGCTGGCCGGCGGGGCCGAGATGGTCGCCGAGGCGGCCGAGACCCTGATCGAGGGCGCGATCGCTGTCCTGCTGGCGGGCCAGATGCTGGTCGCGGCCGGGGCGGCCGACATCGAGGCGGCGGGCGGCCAGGCCGCGCTGCTGGCCGGGTCGGGTGCGGTGCTGACGGTGGCCGCGGCAGCCGATGCGGCGGCCGAGGGCGGTGCGGCGTCCCTCCTGGCGGGGGTGACGCCGACGATCGCCGCCGCCGACGTCGAGAGCGCGGGCTCCGCCGCGGCGGTCCTGGCCGGCACCGGCGCCGTGCTGGCGGCCGAGGGCGCGGCGGTCGAGGCGGAGGGCGGCGCGGCGGATCTGGTCGCCGGCACCGGCGCCCTGATCGAGGCGGCAGCGGCCGCGGATCTCGTCGCCGAGGGGGCGGCGCCGACGGTGTCGGCCGGCGCCGGCATGCTGGCCGAGGTCGCCGCCGCAGAGACGGAGGCGGCCGGCGGCGTCGCCGATCTCCGCACCGGCGCCGGCGTGGTGGTCGACGCGGCGGCGGCCGAGGTCGCGCTCGAGGGCGGCGTCGCCACCGTCGCTACCGCCGAGGCGCTGGTGGCGAGCGCGGCCGAGGTCGCGCTCGAGGGCGGCCAGGTGACGTTGACCGTCGGCGATGGCGCCGTCCTGACCGTGGCGACCGGCGCCGAGGTGACGCTCGAGGGCAGCCCCGCCACCATCGTCGCCGGCGCGCCGCTGCGCCGGCCGGTGCCGCCGCCGGGCGATCTCGACGCCCTGCTGGCGCCGGCGGCGGGCGCCATCGAATGGGCGCTGGTGATCGACGCCTGGGACGCGGAGGCCGGCGCAGTGGTGCCGCTGCGCTGGTCGGCCGGCGACTACACCACCCGGCCCGGCGACTCCCTGCCCAGCACCCGCCTGCCGGGGCGCCTGGCCGACCTGCAGCTGCGCCGCGCGCTCTGGGCCGCAACCGAGCTGTTCGGCCGCTCGGAGCCCGCCCGCGGCGTGGCGGTGGTGGAGAATGCCGACGGCGCGCTCGACCCGCTGGCGACGGCGGCGACCGGCTCGGGCGCCCGGCGCTGGCACTTCCGCTGGCGCCGCGCCCAGGTGCTGGTCGGCCACCCGGCCTGGGGCTGGGACGATTTCCGCCCGGTCTTCACCGGCCTGGTCGAGGACGCGACCTTCGACGGCGGCCGGGCCAGCTTCCAGCTGCGCGACCGGCTGCGCCGCCTCGACCGGCCGGTGCAGCAGCAGGTGTTCGGCGGCGACCGGGTGCTGCTCGCCTCGGCCAGTTCCGTCACCGTCGGCGCCGGCAGCCGCAGCTTCACCCTGCCGGACCTGGCGACCAACGGCAGCTTCGCGGGCTCGCTCGCCGGCTGGTCGGCCGGGGCCGGCTGGACCCACGCGTCGGGTGCTGCCGCCAAGGCCGCCGGCACCGCGTCCGCGCTCGAACAGGACGCGGCGACGGCGGCGGGCCAGGCCTATCGCCTGCGCGCCGTCGTCACCCGCTCGGCCGGCTCGCTGCAGGTGACGCTGGACGGCGAGCCGCTGGGCGAGCCGGTCGCCGCCTCGGCCACCCTGCGCCCTGGCTTCGTCGCGGCCGGCGCGACCAGCCGGATCGGCTTCCTGGCCGATGCCGCCTTCGTCGGCACCGTCGACGGCGTCACCCTGCGCCAGGAGCCGGACGCGGTGGCCGACGACCCGGTGCGCATCGCCCGCACCGGCGACCTGGCCGGTACCTGGATGGCCGGCCGGGTGACGAGCTGGACCGAGGCGCTGGGCGAGCTCGTGGTCGACGTGGCCGAGGCCGCCGGCGCCGGCACCCATGCCGACTGGTCGATCTGGCTGCGCCCCTATGCCGGCCCGGCCGAGCTGGCGGCCAAGAACCTGCCGGTGGCACTCGGCAGCGTGCGCCATGTGGCGCCGCCGGCGCTCGATTCGGTGCAGGGCCTGTGGCTCTACCGCCTGTCCGATGCGCCGGTCCGGGTCGATCCTGCCGCCGGCCATGGCGTGTTCGACGGCGGGGCGGCGCTCGACCGGGCGGAATCCTTCCCGCCCGGCCCGGGCGAGGCGTTCGTCGATGGGGCCGAGGGCGCGCTGTGGGTCGCCTCGCGCCCGCAATATCCGCTGACCGTGAGCATGGAGGCGGGCCTGGGGGCGACGGCGGGCGAACGGGTGTTCGCCGTCCCCGGCCTCTACACCTTCCAGGTGCCGCCCGGCATCACGGCTCTGCGCGCGCGCCTGTGGGGTGCGGGCGGCGGCCATGGCGGGGCGGGGGGGCGACCGGCTTCCCGGTGGGGGTGGCGGCTTCGTCGACGCGGTGCTGGCGGTCACCCCGGGCGAGGTGCTGCGGGTGGTGGTGCCGGGCGCTGGCGGGGCCGGCGAGGGTGGCGTCGCCGGCGGGGCGGGCGGTGCCTCGCCTGGCCTGTCGCCGGGCGGCGACGGCGGGCTGGGTGCCGTGTATGCCGGCGGCGGCGGCGGCGGTGCGGCCGGCATCCTGCGCGACCTGGACCCGGTCCTGGTGGCGCCGGGCGGCGGTGGCGGCTCCGGCGAGGCGGCGGGCGGCCCCGGCGGCGGCGCGGCGGGTGCGGACGGCGGCGACGGCGGGTCGCGCCATGGCGACGGCGGCGACAGCCTGGCCGGCGGCGACGGCGGGGCCGGCCAGTCGGGCGGGGCCGATGGCGGCGACGGGCTGGCGGGCCAGGGCGGCGCCGGCGGCAGCGGCAACAACTCGGGCGGCGGCGGTGGCGGTGGCGGGCGCTACGCGGGCGGCGGCGGCGGGGCCGGGTCGACCGGCGGGGCCGGCGGCGGCGGCGCGGCGCTGGCGGGCGGCGGCTCGACCGAGGCCGGCAGCGGCACGGTGCCGGGCGGCGACGACGATCCCGCCTATGCCCCCGGCGTCGGGGTCGGCGGCGACATGGGCGGGAGCGGCGGCGGGGGCGAGCAGCCGACCTGGAACCCGTCCGACAAGGACGCGGACATCACGCTCTCCAACGGCGACCGTACCTTCGCGTTCCCGTCCGGGTCGGGGAACAACACGCTCGCCGGCACGGTGCGCTCGACGCTGGGCCTCGCGTCCGGCAAGTGGCATGTCCAGCTCACCCTGCACGGCCCGGGCAACACCACCTCGTTCCGGATGGGGTTCGCCACCGTGGATCATGACATCGCCCTCAGCCTGGGGGACACCATCGGCCAGAGCTGGGCGATCGGCGCCAACGCCAACCCGCGCCATGATGCGGGCTGGGACACGGACCTGGGCGACAGCTACGCCGACGGCGACGCGGTCGACCTGTTCGTCGACATCGATGCCGGGCGGATCTGGTACGGGATCGCGGGCGCGCCCTGGTCGGGGGACCCGGCGGCCGGCACGGGGGAGCACCATTCCTTCACCCCCGGAACCACCCTCTTCGTGGCCGGCTCGCGGAACAGCAACGCAAACACGACCCGCAGCGCCACCCTGCGCCTGCTGGCAGAGTACGAGGGCACCAGCCCGTCCGGGTTCGCCCGCGGCTGGGGGGCCTCGGCTGCCGGCGGCCATGGCTGGGCGGTGCTCGGCTGGGCGGTCGATGCGGCGGTCGCGACCCGGGCGACGGCGGCGGGCCTGCTGCGCACGCTGCTCGCCGACCGGCTCGGCTTCCGGCATGTGGAGGCCGGGCCGGCGGTGCTGGTGTCGATCGCGGCCGATGCGGCGACCCGCACCTTCACCGCGGGCGGCGGCAGCTTCGCCGGGCTCGGCATCCAGCCGGGCGACCAGGTCAGCCTGGCCGGCACCAGCCTCAATGCCGGGATCAACTTCACCGTGGCCGCGGTCGGCACCCTGACCTTGCAGGTGCGCGAGCCGATCGCCGACATGGCGGCCGAGACCGGGTTCGTGCTGTCGACCGGCGACCTCGACGCCCCGGCCCTGGCGGCCCTGGCGGCCGCCGCCCCGGCGCCGCTCGGCGCCTGGCTGGGGGAGGAGAGCCCGACCGGCCGCGACCTGGTCGACCGCATCAACGCCACCGTCGGCGCCTGGATCGACACCGACCCGGCCGGCCTGCTGACCTTCGGGCGCTACGCCGGCCCGGCGGCGGAGGCCGACCACCGGCTCGACGAGCGGCACTGCACGGCCGTGCGCCGGCTGCCGGTGGGCACGGCGCTGTGGCGGCGGCGGATCGGCGCGGAGCGCTGCTGGCGGGTGCATGGCGCGGCCGAGATCGCCGCGGCCGTGCCCGATGCCGTGCGCCGCTTCCTGCTCTCCGAGTGGCGCGAGGGCTTCGACGAGGCGCCGGCCGTGCAGCAGGACGATCTCGGCGCCGACGAGGCGTTCGTCGAGGGCCTCTTCGCCCGCCGCCCGGACGCGACGGCGGAGGCGGCGCGGCAACTGGCCCTGCTGTCGCCGGCGGCACTCGCCTTCGAGGTCGAGGCGTCGATGGTGGCCCTTACCTGGCGCCTCGGCCGCACCGTCGCCCTGACCGCGCCCGAGGTCGGCCTCGCCGCCCCGCGCCGCCTGGTGATCGTCGCCCGCGAGCTGCGGCTCGAGGCCGACACCGTGACCCTGACCCTGCTGGGATAGACCGATGGCCAACTGCCTGCTCGCGCCGATCAACTGGGTTTGGATGGACGGCGTCGCCTTCTCGGGCGGCGACTGGGCGCCTACCCTGCCGCTCGCCGGGCTGGCGACGGCCGATCCCTACGAGGTGGCGCGCGCGACCTCGGCCGATGCCGAGGACACCGTGCTGACGGTCGACCTGGGCGCGCAGCGGCTGCTCGACGTGGTGGCGCTGCTCTACGCCAACCTGTCGCCGGCGGCCCGCATCCGGGTGACGACCGACGAGGGCTATGACAGCGGCTGGCGCGATGCCTACCCGGTGACCCACGCGCCGGTCGGCGGCTACCTGCCGTTCGGCCGGCCGAGTGCCGACGGCCGCATGCCGGAGGATGAGCGCGATCCCCGCGGGGTCGGCTGGCTGCTGCAGCTCGATGCCGCGGTGACCGCGACGACGGTCACGCTCGAGGTCGACGACGAGGGCAACCCGGCCGGCTACGTCCAGGCCGGGGTGCTGTTCGTCGCCAAGGCCGAGCGGCCGCGCATCAACATCGCCAACGGGTTCTCGTTGCTGCCGGTCGAGGAGGCGACGGTGCGCCGCAGCCGCGCCGGCACCCTCCTCGGGCGCCGGCAGTGGCAGCGCAAGCGCCTGGCCGGCGCCTTCCGGTGGCAGCACCGCGACGTGGCGCTGGCCCAATGGTACGAGGCCGCCCGCATGGCCGGGCGCACCCGGCCGATCCTCTTCTCCGCCGTCACCGACATGGGCCACCACGCGGACCGGATGACGCTGCTGGGCTACCTCGACGAGCCGACCCCGGTCGAGCACGCCCGGTTCCGCTACTACGGCTGGCCCTTCGCGGTGACGGAGGTTTGACGGTGGCCGTGTCTCTCACCACGGGCGAGCTGCTGACGCTCGCCAGCGTGTTCTCCGGCCTGGCCGGCTTCGCCTTCACGGTCTGGAAGTACGTCGAGGGCAAGATCACCGGCGTCCGCGCCGAGGCGCGGCAGGAGCTGGCGGAGTTCCGGGCCGACGCGGTCAAGCAGATCTCCGACTGTCGTGCGCTGCACGCGGGCGAGGTCGCCCGGCTCGATGCCCGGGTCGAGGCGACCCGGGGCGAATGCGCCCGCCGCGAGGAGCTGCAGGCGATCAACGCCACCCTGGTGCGCATCGCCGACCGCTTCGACGACGGCATGTCGACCCTGCACCAGCGGATCGACAAGCTGGTCGACGGGCGGGCCGCGGCGAGCCCCGCCCGGGGCACCGGCGACTGATGGCCGGCGACCCGCCCGAGCAACCCCTGTCGCCCTGGCTGCGCCGCGCGCACCCGGGCGCTCCCGTCGAGCTGGTGACCCGCCAGGGCGCCACCCCGATCTCGATCGTCGACTGGCTGCGCCTGGTCGAGGACGGGACTGCGCTGTTCGGCCCGCAGCTGCGCCAGGCCGTCGAAACCATCCTGACCGAGAGGAGCTGAGTGACATGGCACGTCCGATCCGCGGCATCCGCAACCACAATCCGGGCAACATCGACCGCGGCCGCGACCGCTGGCAGGGCATGGCCGACGACCAGTCGGGCGACCCGCGCTTCGTCGTCTTCGTGGCCCCGGAATGGGGCATCCGCGCCATCGTCCGGGTGCTGCGCTCCTATCGGGACAAGCACGGGCTGCGAACGGTCGAGGGCATCATCTCCCGCTGGGCGCCGCCCAACGAGAACCCGACCCAGACGTACATCGACTTCGTCTGCGACCGGCTCGGCATCGGCCAGGACGTCGAAATCGACATCGACGAGCCGAAGGTCCTGCGGACCCTGATCCGGGCCATCATCTACAAGGAGTGCGGGGCGGGACCGCTCGACGGCGACTGGTACCCGCCGGAGGTGCTCGACGAGGGCATCCGGCGGGCCGGGTGATCGGCGACGATCCCCGCCTGGCGGGGCTGGAGACCAGCTGGGTCTGGCGCCGCCGGGCGGTGTGGCTGACGGTCGCCTTCTGCATGGCGGGCCTCGTCTTCCTGATGGGCTGGGGCCGGCACGACAGCCGCCTGCACGAGACGATCGCCAGCTCGCTCGCCCTGCTGCTGGGCTCGGTCGTGATGGCCTACATCGCCGGCGCCGCCTACGACGACCGCAGCCGGCGGCAGACCTGGTCGAGCTACGAGACGACCCGGATGCAGGTCTCGCCCCAGCGGCGGGCCGATCACGACGCGGCCGCCGGCTGACCCGGCAGGAGGATCCCATGAGGCTCTACGTCTATGGCGCCGTCGGCCTGGTGCTGGCGGGCCTCGCCGGCTGGCTGTGGGTCGAGCGCTCGGCCGCGGCCGCGCTCCGGGAGCGGGCCGTCGCGGCGGAGCACGCGGCCTCCGACGCGCGGGCGGCGGCCGTCGCCAATGCCGCCGCCGCCGTCTGGCAGCGCCAGGTGGCCGAGGCAGCGCAAGCCCGCGTCGCCGAGCTGGAGACCATCCGCGGCGAGATCCGCGTCCGCACCGTCACCGTCATCAGGGAGATCCGCCGTGAGCCGGATGCGTATAGTCCCGTCGGCGCTACTCTGCGCCGCACTGCTGAGCGCCTGCGCCAGCTCGACCCCACCACCCGCCCCCCAGCTCGTCCCGACCCTGCCGGCCCGCCCGAGCGGCCTCCTGGCCCTCCCGGAGCGCCCCTGCCGCCCGCTGAGGATGTCCCGACGCAGGAGGCGATCGGCAGCTACGCCTACGCGCTCCTCGGCCATGTGCTGATGCTCGAGGCGCAGATCCTCAAGCTGGGCGAACTGTGGGACGCGATGGCCGCGGGCCTTGACCGCGCGCCGCCGGTGCCGCCATGATCGCGGCACCGACACCCAAGCACTCTTGGCCGCAGCTCCGTTTCGGCGGGGCGGTTGGCAAGGGGCCAGTCCCCACCAGATAAGGCGGGCGCTCCGGCGCCCGCTTTTTTGCGTTCAGCGGCTCGCCAGTGCGCGCGGATGGTTGTTTTCCAGCCGCTTCGCCCGGTCGCGGTCGAAGGCGAGGATCAGGTTGTAGGCGGTGCACCAGGTCGTGTCGTCGCGGGCCGTGGTGAGGGCGCGTTCGGCCTCGTCGAGCGTCGGCAGGGGCGCCAGGCGGTCCAGGATCGTCGCGGCCTCGGCCGGGCGGGTGCGCGGCGCCTGGGGCCGATTGCCCTCCATGACTTCCTCGGCAAAAGCGCCGGTGGCGCGCGCGTGGCTCTCGATCTGCAGGGTGGTGATCGCCGGCGCGCGCCAGTCGAGATTGAGGTCGCGCCAGGTGGCGGAGATGTCGGGGATCTGCAGCCGCAGCCAGGTCACCCGGCCGCCGGCGACCTCCGCCGCCCAGGGCAGGCTGCCGCCATGGGCTGGGTCCCGCGGGGCGGCGACGTGCCGCTCGACCCAGGCGAGGCAGTCGTCGAGGCTGTCGAACACGACGCGGTCGAGGACCGGGGTGTCGATGCTGTAGGCGGACAGGTAGTAGCTCATGGTGGTCTCCGTGATCTCGCGGGCCTCATGCTCCAGGGCGGCCAGGAACAGGTCGGTCCAGGCGGGGATGTCCTGGTCTCCGGCTTCCCAGCGCTGCCAGGTGCGCGACGCGGTGCCGGCGCGGCGGGCGCATTCGCCCTGGGAGAGGGAGAGCGCCTTTCGGCGCTCCCGGAGTTCGGCGGGGGTCATTCAGCCCTCCGCCTGCGGCTCGCCTCGGCGGCGGGGCCCAGGGTCCAATCCAGCAACTGGGTCAGTTCCGCGCGGACATCGTCTGTTGCGGGTGCCTGGGCCAGGGACACCTGGGCGGCGGCGAACGTGGCGAGTTGCTCCATGTCGACCCGTCGCCCCACGGTGTGCTCGATGCGGGACAGGAGTCGCCGTGTGCGCAGCAGCACCTCGGGCGAGACCTCGGCTGCCGTCGCGATTGCCTGCAGATCGCCGGCGGCCGTCCAGGGCCGGTGGTCGACATTCGAGGGCTGGGCAGCGTCGACGTAGAGGAAGATCTGGAATAGTGGGACGCGCTCCTCGCGGCTCCCGGGCGCGAGCCGGGCGGCAGCCTGAAACAGGAACAGATGCAGCGGAGACGGGCGCGCGTCCATTTCGTGGCAGAGGGCGAGCAGCGTCTCGGCCTCGCCCCGGCGTGCGCGGGCGCGCTCCTCTGTGAGGCCGGCCACCGAGCGCTCGCCCGCCCAGCGTGATAGCGCGTGCCGTACGATGCGGCGCGCCTCGTCGGCGCGCGCGCGATGGGCGGACAGGGTCGGCATGGCCGGATCACCGCCCGATGATGATGAGGACGTCGCTGGCCGCGACGGCCCGGGCCTCGCCCGGGCGGTGGCCGCCGCGGACGAACGTGGCTGTGTACTGGCCCCGCTGCTCGGTTCCGCGCCCCTCGGCGAGGACAGCCGCGACAGACCAGCCGTGCCGCCTCGCGATCGAGCGTGCGGCTGCGTCTGCCGGGTGCTCGTCCTCGCGCGGGATCGCATAGCCGCTGCCGTGACGAGTGGTGCTGTAGTGGATGCGGGTCATCGTTTCTCTCCCGATGCGGAGCGGCACAAGCGCCGTTCACACGTATAGATATACGACATGGTGTCGTATCGCGCAAGCCAAAAATGAAGGCGCGGTCTATCTTGAACAGATGTCGGCGGTCACCGGCCGCAACTGTGACCGCAGCCGCCCGACCGACCCGACGCTGATCCCGAGCGCATCGGCCGCGGCGGCCCAGCCGAAGGCTACCGGGAAGCCATGATCGGAGGGGCGATACTCCCGGACGTCCCAGGCGTCGGCCGATGGCGTCAACCGAAAGTCGCGATCGACGGTTAATTTTCCCACGGCGGCTTGGGCGCGGACGGCCGGCCGCCGCCGGGATGGACGTCCAGGGCGGCGTCGGCGACCAGCTCCAGCCCGAACTCTCTGAGCATGAGCGGCACGGCATCCGCGTCGTCGAGATAGATCGACGTCGACTGCGGCTCGATCGGATGATGCTGGTCGGGCCAGATCTGGTAGCCGGTGACGCCGAGGCGCCGGTCGAGCCATCGCACCAGCCCGTCCAGCCTGGTCCCCAGGCCGCCGGGCGGGATGCGGATCCGGACCCGGATCGCGAACCGCCGCTCGATGTGCCGGACGGTGATCGCGCCCCTGTGCGCCACGGCCGCTATTCCGGGTGTCGGCGGGATGCCCGCGCGCGCTCCATGCCGGGCGCCCACATGCCGCGCCGGGCCGCCCGCGCGGCCGCCTCGTCGTCCAGGTACTGGCGGCCGTACCGCGCCCAGGCGCGCGCCCAACCCCGGCGCACCATCTCCTGCCCGACGTCGATCGGGCCGCGATGGCAGACGGCGACCGCGCGGCCGTACCGGTCGCGCCCCTGCGCCTGGCAGGCGACGATCGCCCGCCCGACGATCTCCTCCAGCTCCCGCCTGGCGCGCCGCCCCAGCGGCTCCCCCCGCTCCGGCGCGTCGATCGCGAGCAGCCGGACCGATTCGCCGGCGATCGCCAGCCCGTCGCCATCGATGACGCGGGCGCGGCCGCGGATGTCGGCGGCCAT